TTTTTTCCATTAAATACCAACGGCGTAAAGTATATCCGGAGGCTAATATAAAAGCGACTATTTTCATTGTAGAGTCAACGTCTGCGAATGATATTGCGTAAAAAGTTCCGGTCAATAAAGACGGTTTTAAATCTAAAAAGTATTGTTTCATTTTTTTAATCGTTCAACTATATTCGTAATTCCCTCGATACCTATGTAAGCCGTCGCAATAATAACCCAATCGGATGAGGTTAATGTTTGAGAAAATAAACCTCCGCAAGCTACTAGAAAAACTAATAACTTGCGGGAAATCCATTTGCTTAAAATTAAATCAAATTGCTCTTTACTCATTTTCTACTAAATAACCCATTTGCTCAAAAGCTAATTTTGAGTAAACCTCAGCGCTTGCTAAATTTTGCTCTTCTCCCGCTTGCAATTCTACTGAAAATGTACCTTGTTGAACGTCGCTAAAAATTGCTCCCGCTCCGTCTTTAAAAGCCCCTTTGCTCGCGTAGGTTGTAGCTGCAATTTCCAACGTTATTCCGTTAGCTCTCGCTCCATATTCCAAACGAACATAAACACTAGGCAACTCAATTTCTGTTCCCTTAATTAAAATCTTTTTTTCTGCTGTCGCACTTACTAATAATCCCATTTTTATTATTTATTTATATTGATGTTATTGTTTCCCACGCTGAGGCTCCTCGAACGCATAATTTATTTAAACTTGTATCGAAAACAACTAATCCCGTTGCCGGTGATGCTATTGCGTTTTTTTGAGTTGTTGTCATTCTTGGTGGTAAAAATCCCTGAGTTGTTGAATTACCTTGCAATAATGCACTTGCATCTAACGTAAAACTTCCACCCGTAGTTCCTGTAATTCCTATTCCTTTTTCTGTTATAAATGTTCTGATAAGATTTGTAGCAGCATTAATATAAAATCTAAAACCCGAACCTTGATAATTATGAAATTCAGTAAAATCTGCTTGTTGTATAATTGCTCCCATTATACCACCATTTGAAGCACGTGCTAAATTTATAGTTGCCGCATTTCCTGTACCACCCATAGTTAAAATTCCTGTTCCGCCTATTGTAGCTAAATCCGCTGTATCAGCACTATTTCTAACTCTTAAAGCTATATCGGTAGATAACGCTCCGGGTGCTTTAATTTGAAGTTTACCTCCGTTGTCGGTTGTAGTGTTTATTAATAAGTTTCCTCCAGATGGTTGTAGATTTATATTATAAGCTGTTGCAGTATCATTTCTTTGTGATTGTATCCAAGTACTACCTGTATCAGAAACCCCCGTATATAATCCATACAATCCGTTAGAACTCAATATTGAACTTGTACCAACTAACTTTGAGCCTAATGTTGGACCAGCGTAATTTTGACTTGAAAAAACTTCAAATCTAATATTTATCCCTACTCCCCCAATTCCTATTCTTGATCCTGTATCATAAATAATACTATTAGATAAAGATCCTGTTCCAGAAAACTTAGGTAAATAATTAATTGTACCTGTTCCTGTTATTGGATTTGTTAAAGCATTTTGTTTACCGTTAAATGTATTCCAGTCGGTATTGCTTAAAAATCCGCTTTGAGTTGTATTTGATTGTAATATTGAGAGCGTTCTATTTGCTGACAAATCGCCTCCTCCTTGTAATGGAGTTGTCGTAGATATTGAGCGAGTGTTCGGAGTTAAACCGCTTAAGTCTTGGTCTCCGGTATTACTACCGCTCAAAGTTGTAATTCCTAACTTTGTTTTTATTGTCGCCGTTGTCTCGTCTCCCGTATTAACTCCGCTTTGATTTCCAATAGTTGTTAAGTTAGCATCGGTAACATAACGCTTATTAGCTGAGTCAGAAATATCGGCAGTTGTAACGCTTTTATTTTTCCAAAGTGAAGTCGAACTTTCGTAAGCTAATAATTGATTATTAGAAACGCTATTAATAGCTACATTGTGTAACTCTTGTAATTCGTAACCATTTTGAATACGATAAACAATCGTTCCGTTAGTTGGCGAAGTCCTAACAACTTTCCCAATATATACCAAATGATCCGGAGCGCTAGGTTTTACATTTGTAATAAACCCGGCATTTGTTGGACTTAAATAAATTGTGTCTCCGTCAACCAAAGTATTTGTAGTAAATGGATGCGTAGCGTTTGAGCGAGTGTCTAAATTTTCAATTGTTCCAATAGTAACGCAATTTCCGTCCGAATTGTTTGGTATATCGTTTTCAATAACTCCAAATGTTCCGGCGCTTGTACCCTCTGAGCTTGCTATTGACTTAACAAAATTAGGTCGGTTTCCTGTACTTCCTAAAATATAAACTATTGTACCTCTGTAAAGAGTCGATCCAGTTGAATTTCGTCCAACCGTTACCATTCTGTCGGCAGTTGTAAGGGTTGGAATATCTAAGGCAGTTATAAAAGGATTGACTCCGTCCTCTCCGTCGTTTATTAAATCGCTTGTATTTGTAACCGCTGCTGGAATTGTCGGTTTGTTTAATATTTCAGCAACGCCACTCGTTGCATTCCAATCGGAATTGACTTGAGGAGTCACGTCGTTAGCCGTAATAAAAGGATTAATTCCGTCCTCTCCGTCATTTGTTAAATCACTTGTTAACGTTGGAATTGACGGCTTATTTTTTATATAGTCCGGCTCCTGGTCGTCGTTTTGATTCCAATCGCTTTGAACTTGCTCTCCTATAATTCGGTTAATATTAACGACGTAATTATTTGGATTTGCAATTATATTGACCTCGTCAACGGCGACTTGTACGTTTATGTCAATTGTCTCAACTACAACCGCCGTATTAACGACGATTTCATTAATTGTGTCTTGTACTATTATATTTACATTATCGCTCATCTATTATCTTGTAATGTCGTCCGTTATTGTAAACAATCCACTTACCCAAGTGTTAACTTCTCCGTTTTCGGTTGTCACTTGAATATCGTATCTATAAATGCAAGCCTCAATATTAATGATTTGCTCATCAATACAAAACTCTCCATTTTCGGGATCAAAAATTGTTATCGTTGGCTCCAAAGCAATAAGCCCTCCAGGTTGTTTTCTAAGTTGGATTTTTACTTCTCCTCCCGTTAAGTCTAACGGAATTTCATTTATTACTATTTGGAAGTCCGTTTGTTTGAAAGTGTCCCCTCTTTTGGTTGTAAAGTTTAATGTCGATGCCATTTGTCAAAAATTTTATTGCCCTCTTAAATAAGCGATTACTTTTCCACCATCCATTGTATCAATTGATAAATCTCCATAAATTGTCATTCCTGTGGCTAGTGAAATTTGAACTTGACTATCTCCAGCTCTAGTTGACAAAATTGTAATTTCACTATTTTCTAATGCCATAATGCTAGAAAACCGTTCGCCTGGTTCTGACTCATCTGTTAAAATTCTAAATCCAAAATCGCCAAACATTGCATTTTGATACTCGTGGTCTGTTCTAATATCTTTACTCATTTTTTTTAATTTTTTTATTATTGTTTAATTTTACTATAAATTTTTTTAATTTCTTAATGTTTACCTCTGTTCTTTTATCTATCTTCCTCATCTTAATATGGTCTATCTAGCCACCATTTGCCACAAATTAAATTTGAGCGAATTGGATTGACTATATTTGTTGAACTACTAACGTACTCTGGCAAATGAAATCTAGCTAACCAACGGAACATCCTATCTCGGTACATTTCTGATTTTAATCTCATATTATTAACGAGATAATCGACTTCGGTTTTATCAATAGCGATTGAGTTATCCGGTTGCGCCTTAAATATTCCGTTATTGTTAACTTTATAAGCTCCGATTAATAAATATTCAACCGCTGCCGCTGCAATTATAAAAGGTACAATGTAACCCTCGTAAAGAGTTAAATAATCCCCCTCCAAATCGTCGTTTTCAAAGTCTAAGCAAATTTTATTGTATAAAGTTTCCCCTAAAATCTCCTCAAGTCTAGTCCTTTGAGCGTCTGCGATGCACGGAATATATAAATCAATATCAATATTTCCGCCTAAAAGCGTGTTTTTAGTAAGTTCGTTTTCTCTTAAAAGTATTGTCGTCGCCATTATTGTCTATAATTTGGAGTTAATGACCAAAAATTGTTACTCGCTGAGGCAATTTGTGCCACTTCAATCTCATTCTCTTGCCATTTTGCACTTGGTCTGTCTGCCGGATCTAAGTCTAAAATCATTTTTCGAGCCTCGTTTACGCTTATTCTCTCGTTATTTTTACGCAAATATATTTTTCTCATCCAAAAATGGTTACAATTTACCCCACCTTTATAAAGCCAAATTGAATAATTATCCGCTCCGTCTGGTCCTAGTCCCGGATTAACAACTTTTGTCTCAGCGATTGTAATATCCTCCTTGCGATAGGTACGTCCAGCGCTTACCATTTTGCTACAAAATTCTCTCTCAGCTCCCAAACTACCCTCGTATGAATATCGTATCTTAAAAAGCTCCGTGTCTTGTTCGCTTGTTACATTTGGGAAACTTGCAAATGACTTAGCTAAGTTCAAAGTTATTTCGTTAATCTCTAGCTCTTTTGTTACCGGTATTGCGTCAATCTCAATCCATTCATCCTCGTTTAATATTTCGCCCATTTCAATAAGAGCGTCGGCAACTTCTGAAAGTCCGTTATCGTCTTTTGCGCAGCAAATTTGTTGACTTGATAATTGAGTAAGTGCAACCGTTGGAGCCTCTACAATAGTTGTAGTTTCTGTAATTATCGGCTCCTCACTTCTTAGGCTTTCAAATTGTAAGTCCAAAGTAACTCCGTTAACAGCAAAAACCTCCATTAATCCGTCTAAAATAATCTCTTGTTTTGGACGAATAACATTTATCATTAATTCAGCAAAGCCAACTTTTATCTCCTCAGCGTTTGAACTAAAACCGTTTGCCTCTTTTATACCTACTAACATCGGAGACGTTAATTTGTGAGAGGTACAAAGTTGCTGTCTAGCCTCTGCGCTTAAATAAGCATATTGCTGGTGAGCGTCCGATACTTCCAAAGCCGAAATTGTTATCTCGCTATCTTTGTTATCGTTCCAATTTAAAAAGAATGCTCCGGCGTTTTGAGATCCGGTTAAGTGGTTACGTATTTGTCGAGTGTTTTCTTGAATTGTCTCCGCGCTTTCCTGTATTCCACAATTCATATTTATAATATGACCGAATGACAACCCCTTTTGAATGTGATTGATTGAGTAGTTTGAAATCTCCTCCTCCATTTTCGCCCACGAAATTCCTGAGACATAACTTGGATTAGAATAATAAAATTGCCCAACCTGGTAGTCTCTAAAAATGTAAATTTCAGAGCGTTCGTTTAAACCCTCTCCAAAACCAAAAGCGTCAAAGCGTTCCGGCTTATATTTATTTACATTTGAAAAATCATAACTATAATAGTATCCTGTAATGTCTCCCTCTTCATTTGCAACCTCCGGAGCAA